CCAGCCTCCCTGGCAACTACCAGGGCCAGACACAGGAGCGATGTGGCCATCATAAAGATGACGGGCCGATGACCCGAATCGCACACGTTGTCGGCGGCCTGCGACGTGCTGGAACTGCCGCCGCCAGGCTGGAATCGGCCATGGCGTGAGCCTGTGCCAGGCGCAACTTAACCAGTCGCCGGCCTGACCGCTCGATGGTTTTCGCAGCACGCCGTTCGGCGGATTTTATGGCGGCAACCCGCCGCACAATCAGCCAGTCATCAATCGCCAGTAGCATTTTGTTCCATCTGACGCTCAGGTGGAGCGTCAGGGTTTTGATGGCAAACGCCGTTTTTTTAATCAATTGCATCGTTTTTTTCCTCTAAAAAAAGCAGCGTCCCTGCCGCGCAGTGGGTGGTATTACAGTGAAACAAGGCAGACCCTTGTTGCAGCGAACTATACCAACGCTACACGGGCAATTCAATATCATTGATAATTTTTTTTGGCAAAAAAAACCCGCCGGCAACGTGGCGGGTTGTTAAAAGGTGATTTCGGGCTGTTATGCCGTTTTTTTCGTTCGCTCGATCAGTTCGGCAACCTGCCGCCTGAGATCGGACGAGCGTTTTTCAGCCTGAGCAGCCGCCCGAACAGTTTTTTTGCCCTCCGCATCCAGCGATTCAGCCAGGGCGGCAATCGCCGCCACCTCCGGCGAATAGCTGGCAGATCGCTCCAGAATGCCGCTATAGAGGGCGTCGTTCAGCCGTTCTGCCAGTGTGGGGCTGATGTCGCTGGCCAGGCACCCCAGACCTTTTGCAAACCGGATCAATGCGTCCAGGTTCAGCGGTTGTCGCCCGGTCAGATAGTGATTGATGGCCGACTGGCTGCACCCATTAAAAAAATCCTCCGCGAATTGCGCCTCCGTCAATCCGTCCTGCCTTTTTTTTGCACAAAATAACACCTGCAACCGTTCCGCGTCCTCGATCTGCCAGGGAGCAGGTGGCGTTCGGGTAGCTCGTTTTGTTTCAGTTTTACTCATTTCTGTGTCGTCGTGATTCAAGTCATTCATAAAAAAACCCTCCGGAATTATCAACAATAAAAACGCCCGATCAACAATCGCCGCTATTGACAGAATTAACAATCATTGCTAATTTTCGGGCATGACCAACACCACCAAACACCCCAAAGCGGCCGCGCTGGCGGCCTGGCTAGAAAAAAATCAGATCAGCATCGTCCGGTTCGCCCAGATGCTGGATGTCAGCCCTGCGGCTGTTTCGCACTGGCTGAACGGACGATCCCGCCCGTCGGCGGCCTGCGCCCACAGGGTCGCCCAGGTCACGCACGGGGCGGTGTCATTGCACGATCAGCGGCCAGACATTTGGCCGTAGTTTCAATTCCCTCCAACCTGGCCGCCGTTTCGGCGGCCTTTTTTCCACCACCAACACGGGCCGGGTACGTGATGATCGAGGAATTTTACATGAACGAGCGACGCGACATCATTTTGAAGACGGCGGTGACTCCGACGGAGTACGCCGCCATTCGCAACCGCCGCGAGGCAGTCGGCCTGAGCGAATCGGCCTACCTGCGCCTGCTGGCGTTGCAAGACGCAGCGGCTTCGACCCGGCGTCAATTATTGAACGAGCACGGGCTGACAAACAGCCCGGAAATCGGCCAGTTTTAGCACAAACCCTCCCGGCGGTGCCGGGGGGGTTTTTTGTTTACGCCGGAAAAGACCCAAAAAGGCAACGGCATCTGAGGGTGGTAACGCATGAAAAATTACGATGAGGTTCTGCGCCAGCTGCAGGATCACGGGCTGGTTGTCACCCGGCTGGAAGTGACGGGCAGGGAGGTCAAGACCAAGGTCGTGGGCCGCGCCCATAAACAGGGGTGGTACCGGTTGCACCTGATCTCAGTTAATGGGGATAACTGGATAGTGGGTGGGTACGGCATCTGGGACGGAAACTCCGATAATGGATACCAGAAAATCAGCGGGCCATACGCTGACATGAGCGCCGAACAGCGTACTGCCGTTCGTGAACGTATAGCCGCTGATTTACGCGAATTTGAGCGCAGGGAACAGGCCCGGTCGGCGGCAGCGTCAGCGGAGGCGCAGGCATTCTGGGCCGAATTGCCATCAGACGGACGCAGCGATTACCTGGAGCGCAAAAAAATTCAGGGCTACGGGGTGCGCTACACCGATAACAATGATCTGGTCGTCCCGATTGTAGAGGCAGACGGCAGACTGATGGCCGTTCAACTGATTTATTCACGGGAAAACAGCCAGGCCGAAATTCAGCAAAACGGGGGAAAGGACAAGCGGTATTGGCCAAAAGGCGTCAGCGTCAAGGGCGGTCATCACTGGATCGGCACCCCCGGCCCGGTCTGCCTGGTCGCAGAGGGCTACGCTACCGGCGCATCGTTGAGAGCAGCCACCGGGCTGCCGGTTTTGGTTGTATTTTCTGCAGGGAACATTCAGCCGGCACTGCGCGAGTTGCGGAAACAGCACAAACGTACCCGCTGGCTGATTTGTGCCGACGATGATGATTTCGGCACGTGCGGCCAGTCAGGCTGTAAGCAGCCTGTCCTGAAAAGTGCGGGGTCCAACTGCGGCAACTGCGGCCAGCCGCACAAATGCAAAAATGCTGGCATCGAGGCGGCCAGCTCATCCGCACTACTGGTGAACGGCAGCTACATCATCCCCCGATTTAGTGATGATGCCGCCCGATTTGAAAAATTCAAAGAGACCGGCACAAAAATCACCGATTTCAACGATTTGCACTGCCTCGAGGGGTTATCCCTGGTGAGGAAGCAGGTCGAAGCCGCACTACAACAACTGCAATGGAATGCGGAACCACCCGCCGCCAGCGCGGGCGAACCTCCGCCGGGGGGGCGGGGTGAAATACAGGCATTCTCGACAGTGTACGAACTATTGTCACGCTTCAGCCTGGTATATGCCGGCGACGGCGTGGTGTTCGATCACGTAGAACACCGGCTGATGAAAATCGGCAGTATGCGCGATGCCTGCCGGTTTCGCGAACTCAGCAGGGAATGGCAGGCATCGCCTGACCGCCGGATTGTCAGGCTTGAGAGCGTTGGGTTTGATCCGGCGGGCACTGACCCGGAAATCAGTTGCAACCTGTGGGCAGGCTGGCCCACACAACCCGCCGAGGGCGATTGTTCAAGATTGCTGGATTTACTGATGTATATGTGTGAGGGGGAGTCGGACCCGCTGCCTCTTTACAATTTCATAGTCCGATGGCTGGCATACCCGCTGCAAAACCCCGGCGCAAAAATGAAAACCACCATTGTGGTGCATGGCCCGCAGGGCACCGGCAAAAACCTGTTTTTTGAAACCGTGATGGGAATATACGGACGGTACGGACGGGTTATCGACCAAAACAGCCTGGAAGACAAATTCAACGACTGGGCGTCGGCAAAGTTATTTTTGATCGCCGACGAAACCGTGGCCCGCCAGGAGTTATACCACGTCAAAAACAAGTTGAAATCGTTTATTACCGGCGACTGGATTCGGATCAACCCCAAAGGTGCCGCTGCTTACGATGAGAAAAATCACGCGAACCTGGTATTCCTCAGTAATGAGCGGATGCCGACCGTATTAGAAGAAGACGATCGACGGCATGCGATTGTCTGGACACCGGCAAAACTGGAAAAATCGTTTTATGATTCCGTGGTAGCCGAGATAAAAAACGGCGGCAGGGCCGCATTGCATCATTATTTGCTCAATGTCGAAATGGGGGATTTTGACGAACATGCAAAACCCCCAATGACTGAAGCCAAACGCGAGTTAATCGACCTATCCCGCGATTCAATAGACCGGTTCAGGATCGAATGGGGCGATGGCACGTTAGGCCTGCCGGTCATCCCGGCATTAACCGAGGACGTTTTCGACGTTTATCGCGCTTTTTGCGCCAGGGCAGGATTCAAATCGGCCCCGATCAACAAAGTCGTCGACAAAATAACAAAAAGCGGTTTTGGCTCAAAAGAGCGCAAACGGTATTCCAGCGGGTTGGCCCCATCCAAAAACCCGCAGACATTCCTGGTACCAGCCCATAGTGCCGCTCCGGGCGCACAATCCGAATCCGTCTGGCTGGGCGAGTGTGTTGCAGCATTCCTGGCCGCCGCAGCGGACTACAAAGCCGGTCTCCATCAAGGTTAAAACTGCCAAAAAGGCCATATTTTATGCAAAATCAATCATTTGTGCAGGGTGTGCAAGGTGGTGTGCAAGGTGCTGTGCAGGGTCAAAACCCAGTCAGAATGCCGCTTGTGCAGGGTGTGCAAGGTCTTACGCGCACGTACGCGGGAAAAACAATCACGCACGCCGTCCGCCACACATCAAACGCATTCACGCCCACGTACGTACCCCGCACACCCTGCACACCCTGCACACCCCGCATTTTCAGCGGGTTCACGGCACATTTGACCCTGCACACCACCCTGCACAAATCATTCACCACCCTGCACAATCACAAAATCCCCTCAACACATCACATTTCCCAACGCATGGGAAAAGAAAAAAAGGGGAAAACCCTACTACAATCCTCCCTGGCAAAAAAAATCAACACCACCGCTAGTCACAGTGCGACCACCGGCGAAACGCGCCACCACGAGGCTCTGAGGGCTAGCAAACCATGAACGCCACCCCTGCCGCTGACGGTACGCTGTCAAAATCCGAGTTTGCCGCGTTCCTCAACGTCAAAAAGGCCTACATCAGCCAACTGATCACCGCTGGAAGGGTAGTGCTGACCGACGACGGCCAACGGGTGCGCGTCAACGAAAGCGTAGAGCTAATCAACGCCACCCGCGACCCCTCAAAACAGGGCACGGTTGACCGACACGCAGCAAACCGTGCCGCCGCGCAACAACCACCACCCCCGCAGCCCGACGTGCCGCCACCGCCGCCTGCCGGCGACATCACCCAGGAACTGAAAAGCACCGACCGCGCAGGCTCCCTCTACCAGGCCAGCAAGGCATTGCGGGAAAAATACAACGCAATGGCGGCAAAACGAGATTACGAAATCAGCACGGGCGAGCTGCTCCGTGCTGCCGACGTTGCCCGGATTGTCGCCACCGCCGCCACCATCGTTCGGGCACGGCTGGAGGCTATGCCGGACATCCTGTCGCCGCAACTGGCAGCAGAAACCGACGAACAGCGCTGCCGAACCGCGCTGCTGGATCACGTCGAACACACCCTGGCGGAACTCTCCCGCCAGTTCCAAAAACTCGCACACAGCCCACCCACGGAGACACCATGACCACCACCACCACCTGGCCCATCGACGAACGGGCCATCAACCTGATCAAACATTTTGAATCTCTCCACGACGGCGACGAGACCGTTGTGGGCCTGCAACCCAAATTGTGCCCCGCCGGGATATGGACAGTCGGCTGGGGCCGAACCCTGCGCGACCCCGACACCGGCGCATTTCTGATGGGCGAGGACGACCACGCGGCTGCCCTGGCGCAATACCCCAACCTGACAGAATCAGAGGCGGACCTAATGCTCGCCGACGATCTGGAGGAGTTTGCCGATTTTGTATCCACAAAAGTCCGAGTCAATCTGGCCAGTTGCCAACACGGTGCCCTGGTATCGTTTTGTTACAACGTCGGACGCGGAGCATTTGCCGGCTCCACGATGCTGAAACTGCTAAACGTCTCCAAAATCGACGACGCTGCCAACCAGTTTGAACGCTGGAACAAAGCTTCGGGCCGAGTATTGACGGGCTTGACCCGCCGCCGCGAAGCAGAGAAAAAACTGTTTTTGAAAGGGCTGTTCCCATGAGCGAAAACTGGATATACGCGGCAATGCTGGCACTGGCCGCAGCACTGGCAGACCATTGGTTCCCCACCGTGATTCTGTTTTTGCAAACCGTTTACGCACTGGAACACGCCATTATTGAATTACGCAACGCCGACGCCAAACGATGAAAACTGACAGCCTCCCCGTCACCGATCCGACCTACCAGGTCGGCGGCACCCACTACATCGATTGTAAAATCCAGCCGTGGGACGCGATGGAATCCTGGATGACCCGCGAGCAATTCGCGGGGTTCCTGCTAGGTAACGCAATAAAATATCTGGCACGCTGCAATCACAAAACCCCGGATCATGCACTCACAGACCTGAGGAAAGCGCACCACTACCTCAGCAAACTGATCGAAATAGCCACCCCGCAATGACCCCTGAAAATGAAAATTGAAAACATCCCCACGGATCAACTCATCCCGTATGCGCGTAACAGCCGAACGCATAGCGATACCCAAATCTCACAAATAGTTGCCAGCATTCAGGAATTCGGTTTTACCAATCCGGTACTGATTGACGAAAACAACGAAATAATTGCAGGTCACGGACGAGTTATGGCAGCCGTGCGCATGGACCGTGGTTCAATACCCTGCGTTCGCATTACCCACCTGACGCAACAACAAAAACGGGCATACGTCATTGCCGATAATCAAATAGCACTCAATTCAGGCTGGAATGAAACGCTGCTGGCAGAAGAACTAAACGAAATTGACTTGCCGAATTTCGACATGGATGATCTATTTACAGCCGAATTAACCAATCAATCCAGCCACGAAATTATCGAAGACGTAAATACAGGGCATGAAGAAATAATCATCCCCGCTGAGGCATTTCTGACAGACGAGGAAAAACAACAGACGGAAGCCACGCATGATTTTGTAAAAATCACCCGCTACCAACGGCCCAAAACCGTTAAATATGAAAACGCCAAAAACTTGGCCCAAAAAATCGGGATACTCAACACGGGAGAACACGTCAACGCAATTGTATCAGGCGATTTTATTGCAGGCGATTTTCTTGAGGCATACCTGGTTGAAAACGACCTGATTGCCGACGAAATAATAATCAGCACCCTCTCAATGTCAAGCCAAAACGTAGACAGCCTGCAAACAGTCCAGGAATACCTCTTGTCAGAAACAGGCAGAATCGGCCTGATCATTAGCGATTATTTTTTTGCTCACGAACGCAAAGATGGAATCGAAGATATCGTCAAACATCTAGGCAACGGGCAGTTTACGCTGGCTGTTGCAGGTATTCACACAAAAATTACCCTCATCCGCACCACCTGCGGCATGAACCTGATCATCGGAGGCAGCGCAAACCTGCGATCATCCATGAACATCGAGCAAATCACGCTCGATAACTGCCCCATCCAGTATGCGTTTCACCGCAAATGGATGGCGGAAATTTTGAACAACTATCAAGCAAGCCACAAACTCCTGCGGAGGAAAGAATTATGGCAACTGGTTCAGAAAGCAGAGGAACGGTAAAAACAAAAACCGGGTTTCGCACACCCAGCAAAAGCGCGGCCGCGCAACGCAGGGAAAACATGGAGTCAGCCAAGAAATTTTTTAGCAATCGACGAAACCTGACGGGAGCAGCACAACGAATGTCAAATCAAACGATTCGAGAACGGGTCGGATGGTAACGGGACTTATCAATGACCCCTGAAAACGCCCACAAAACCATTCATGCGGCTCTGGCCCGTGCGCTAGCTCCGCGTAAAAGCCTGACAGTCAGCGAGTGGGCGGATTCACACCGGATTCTGTCAAAAAAAGGGTCGGCCGAACCCGGCCCTTGGCGTACCAGCCGCAATCCGCCCCTGCGCGAACCCATGGACTGCCTGTCAGCCCGTTCACCGGTTCGGGATGTGGTGCTGATGTACCCGATCCAGACAGGTAAAACAGAATGCGCGGTCAATATCCTGGGGTATTCAATGGAGCATAACCCAGGCCCGATCATGGTTTGCCTGCCCAGTGAGGTATCAATGAATAAATGGGTTCAGCAAAAACTGAACCCAATGATCGAAGAATGCCCGGCCGTCCAGGAAACAATGACCACCCTAGCCAGTCGGGATTCAAGCAATACCCGAACGTTCAAAGATTTTGCGGGCGGTCAACTATACCTGGAGCATGCCGGGTCACCGTCCCGCCTGAAATCCACCAGCGTTCGCACATTGATTGTCGACGAACTGGACGAATTTAGCCTCAACCTGACCGGCGGAGATGATCCACTGGATATGCTGGTCGGCAGAACATCGGCATTTCCCGCCACCTACAAACGGCTGTATATCTCCACCCCTGGAATCCAGGGAATCAGCAGAATCGAAGAGCTTTGGGAAAAATCGGATCAACGCCGGTATTACGTTGATTGCCCCCACTGCGGCCACGCGCAACATCTGGAATGGTCAGGCCTGAAATGGAATCACGACGCATCCCATGCCTGGTATGTCTGCCAGGAGTGCGGCGTATTGATTGAGGAACATCACAAAACCGACATGATCGCTACCGGCCGCTGGATACCGGCGCACCCGGAACGCAAAATCAGGGGATATAACCTGAATTGTCTGTATTATCAGATTGGGCTAGGTCCCAGGTGGGCCGAACTGGCCCGAATGTGGCTGGATTGCCAAAACGACCCAGCCCGGTTGAAAACATTTATCAACGACCGCCTGGCCCAACCGTGGGAAGATAGGTCGCTTCGTACTGCACGGTTCAACGTGCTGGCAGACCGTGCCGAACCGTACCGCCTGCGCCACGCCCCGGCTGACGTAATCGCCATTACGTGTGGCGTCGACACCCAGGATAACCGCCTGGCCGTGCAGATGGTCGGCTGGGGCCGGGGATTTACCGCCTGGATACTGGATTACGTCGAATTGCCCGGCGACCCGGCAGAACCCGACGTATGGGTAAACCTGACCGAAATGCTCAATACCCCCGTGCCGCGTGAAGACGGCGCGTATTTGAGCGTTCAGGCCACCGCGATTGATACCGGCGGCCACCGCTCGGAATCCGTCAAACATTACTGCCGGGAACGCCGAATCCGGCGCCCGATGGCGATTACCGGTGCCGTCAACGCCAACGCCCCGGTATTGTCCCGGCCCAAGCTGCTCGATGTTTCGCACCGGGGGCGCACTGATAAAAAAGGAGTCACGGCCTACCAGGTCGGCACTGTCCAGGTCAAACATACCCTGTTTTCCCTCATGTCAATCGACGCCGAAAAGGATGCAGCAGACCGTCGTCTGCATTTCAGCAATGAACTGGATTCAACATATTTCACGGGCGTAGTATCAGAGACGTTCGATCCCAGGCAAAACCGGTTCGTGAAAAAACGCGGAGCCCGCAACGAACCGCTAGACACCTTGGTATACGCCTACGCCGCCGCATACCACAGCGAGTTGCGGTATCACGTCCTGTCTGCTGCCCGATGGGAAGCAATGAATCAAGCGGTCAAACCCACCCGCGCAACTGCGGTCCAGGCCGCGCAGGCAGCGCAACTCACACCACCCGCCACGCCACTACCCACCACCCC